AAAAGTTATTGAATCTTCTCCAACACCTGTAAGTGTCTTTGTTCCGTTAAATGGTGAGCCATTACCGGTGATGACTACTGACTGGCCTACATAGAACACATCTTGGATATATGTGTCAAAGTATAAAGTGCCTTCAGTAGTGGTGTTGCTTTGTAGCGAATTAAACTGGTAGTTATTCCAGAGCATTGGTAGAAGAACCGCATCGGATGCATCGCAAACAGATTGAAGGGTCGCGTCTGGATACAAGGTACCCACGCCAAGTGTGCTTCTAAGAGAAGCAACAGTTGTTATTGACATTTCAATCCTTTCTAAAGACCCTGAGGGGCAGAAGGGCACTGCCCCTCAGAGCGACTTAGTTTCTAACTGATTAAGTTAGGTTGAAGCGGCGAACGCCCTTACCTGACTTGCCAACATAAAGTGCCAAGTACCCGTAAAGTGCGATCTGGATCTGACCTGTGCCAAGAAGATTGACACGAAGTTCAGTTGTTGGTGATTCCCATGTATAGACAGAACCTGGAGCAACAAGGAACATTGAATCGTCAATGACACCAGCTGTTGTAATGTTGTGATCCACAATGAGGTCTGTACCAAGTACGTTTCCAACATTTGAGCCTTGTGAGACTGCACCTGAGCTGTTTTGAGGATTTCCTGCTGAGTACAGAGGACGCTTGTTGTCATCTGTGTAACCGATTAAGGCAGCCCAAACATCAGTTGATGCTACGAGCTTGCTGGCATAATCGCCACCAGTTCCCTTGTATGCTGCAGCTGATTCAGTTGCAATAAATGACTGAATGCCTGCTGCTGTTGCTGCTGTAGTTGCTGCAGCTGTTCCTGATGTTCCAAGAGCTGTGATAAGGGCTGTATCTGTTGCCTTTTCGTAAGCCTTGCGAAGTTCAGTCATGAGAAGTTCCATGAATGCAGGAGATGAACGGTCAATGAGTTCAAAACTTACTTCATTGAGTCCGCTGTATTTCTGAATTGACACTGTGTCGTAAGCACTTGTCATGCCTGTCTCAGAAGTTGCTGCTGCTTCGTTAACTGCTGCAACTGTTGGAGCAGTGTTAGCAGATGAAGCGTTGGTATAAAGACGAGGAATAGTAAATGACATCCCTGAGATTCCTGCAAGTGATCCGCGAGTTACAGCATTGAACGCTGGGCGTCCAGAGAATGTATCTGTTAGGAATGTGTTCAAATGTGGGGCTAGTGTGAGGCCAGTGTTTGTTGATGTTGAATCATCTGCTGCGCGAACTACGCGGCGTGCTTCGTCATCGCCCATTGCAGCCTTGATGTTAGCCTCTAGGTACTGCGCTGATGTAATTGGTGCTACGCGCTCACGCACGAATGTTGTTGCAGTAACAACAGGACGAGCAGCTTCAACCGCTGCTGCCTCTACTGGTGCTGCAACTGTCTCTGGAGTATTCTCCACAGCTGTCTCGCTTTCTGTTGGTTGGATTTCTTCTACTGCTTCTGGAGTTTCCTCAGCAGCGACATCGATAACTTGAGCAGACTTAAATGCTGGCTCTGTTACCAAACTGACTTCTAGCAACTTGGCAGCGGATACAAACATCACATTGCCTTTTTGCTTTGACTTGATTACTTCTACTCCTACAGACAGACCTGATTGCAAGCCTTCTTCTGCAAGGATTAAAGCTTCTGAACCCCTGTTGCTACGGCTGACTTTAAAGCTGGCATAAATGCCATCTTCTTGCTCGGTGAATTGTGTTGCCTTACCGAGAGGTTGGCGAGCATCGTGTTGGTTGAGTAATTTGACAGTCTTAGGATCTTCAGGAAGTGCGATTGCGCCCTTCTCGAATACGACTTTACCTGCTGAAGTGTTACCCACTTCGCCTGTACCTGCTGGAACAATCTTGCCTGAGATTAAGCGTTCTTCTACATTGGCAATAAGTCCAGAGGTAAAAGTGATTACTTGATTTTCCATTAGGCGATTCCTTCGCTTCCGTTAGGTGTTAAATCTTCCATCTCCATAGCCTGTTCAACTGTGATTAAGCCAAGAGATAGCATCTTCTCAATTACTAGCAGTCTTTGCATTGGCTCTACTGCTAAGAATGAAGAATCTACATCGAATCTAACGGCATTGCCTCTGGCAGTGATGTCATCCATTGAGAGACGATCTTCGATAGCACATACATAAGGAGCCAGAGTTAGAGAATAAAATGATTTTCTTTCATCAAGTAAATTAGAATAAGTCATACTCTGATTGGCTTCTGCTGATACTAAATAAGCAGGCACATTACACAAGCGAGCAATTTCAGTTGCTAAAAATTGTTGTGCTTCGTCATACATCATGTCTTTAGGTGAGAATGAAGAAGGAAGCCACTCGAGAGTGCTCGTCAAATATGCCGTTGACCTGTTATTTCTAGCATTTTTCCAAGCAGCTAATAATCCAGATACTTCTTTAGGATCAAGATCTGCGCCATTGTTTTTTAATACACCACTTGGCATTGGAGTGCTGGCTGCAATAACTGCTGCCTTGCGAAGATCAACAGCAGCTCTAATTGTTTCAGATCCGCGTTCTAAAATACCTTCATCAAATGCTTGGAATGTAACAATAGATCCAAGTCCAGACATTGGCACAGCTGTCGCATCAATATAATACTGAGTAATTTCCATACCATAAAGATCAGTGGTAAATGTAACCTTGACATTAGGAATCCACTTGAAGCGAGATGGTCGGCCATCTTCTGCATAAACTTCTGTGACCTGCCAATAAGCAACACCGTACATCATCAATGAATCAACAGTCCATGCCATCGTTATAGAACGAGGTTGATTTAATGCAGGTTGATCAACCCAGACTGGATTGCCTAATTCTTCACCTGTTGATTTGCGATAAAGATTAAGTGGAAGCCCACCAATAACACCAGAGATAAGGTTTCTGCATCGAGCTACAGAGGGTACAGACATTGCTTCGTTGCGTTGAACACGAGGTAAGACATAATTCAAAATTGAATTGATGTTCTCGCCCATAATAGTAGGGGCATATTGCGCGAGCAACGATGGCTTATCTACATTAGTAATTGCTTCGGTTTTGCGAAATAGACCCATAGACAGAAATTGTAGCATTTGTCAAGTAAATAGACAACACGCCACGAAGTGTCTAAGTATAAATCTGAGGCTTAGGGGCAGGCAGCATTAACTTGGAGACCACCATAGCCAGACCAATAGGGGCTGAGATGTCACCGGCTGACTTTCTTTTAATAATGCGCCATGCTGAATCGTTGGTTTTAGCGGCTGTGTTTGTAAATTGCTCAATCAAATCCTTTTGACCATTGTGTACCACACGAAGGTTAGTTAATCCTTCTAATAAGTCACCACAGGCTTTATAGAACTGCTGACCGCTGACATCCTCCACAATTACACCACTTTGAGCTAATCGATCTGCAATAGTCTGTGTGGCATATTTATCGAAGCAGACCAGACGCGGCCTGTATAAATCAATCCAAGACTTAATACTGGCTGCCATCTTTAACTCATCAATGGCCACCTGAGAGCTGTAAGTCTCTAGGATTCCGATGCCAATTCTGCCATCTGGAAGCAACTGACCTGCTACCAGTGATCCATTGCGCCTCGAAGGACTGACATCGAATCCAAAGATTGTATATGCCCCAACCGACATCTCAAGTGTGCTATCAGATGAGTTTTCAAGTACTTCAGTGCTGAAGGGACACGACAAACTGGAAATCCATTGGCACAAAGTTTCGGTGCGAGCAGCTTCCATTGTTGAAGAAGCAATCGTCTCCTCAATGGCGCTTTCCGTAATTAGGTAGCCCAATGAGGGGTTCGCCATTGCCCACGCTTTACGATCCCAGATGTCGCAGAAATCAGGTGCGCTATATTCATAAAATCCAAGGCTTTTAGGCGGTTTATTTAAACAAGATTCGTGAAGATCGTTAAGCACTTTTGAGAAGGCATCACCTGCGTTGCTAGTGAATAATCGCTGGCTATTTTTACGAGCAAGAGTAACGCTCTTTGCAGCATCCATAGCGGCTTCAGATACTTCTCTCAGTTCATCAATCCACAGGAAATCACATGTCCTGCCTCGCGCACCATCGGATGTTGCAGCAGCCACTTCCAACTGTGCTCCAGAGGCAAGGATGATTCGTTCATCTCCATTAGTCCTACGGATGCCCTTTTTTATGTCTCCATCTTTAAGTTGAACCCTCAAAAACTCATTGCGTTCAATGATGTCGGCCATAATGTTAAAGGATTTCATGGCCATTGCTCTGTTAGAGGACATAATCAGAATATCCTTCTCGCCAAAGCAAAATAAACCTGCTAAAGCTCTCATTCTGGCTAAATGTGATTTTCCGGATTGTCGAGCAATGAGCAACAGGCTGGTCTTGCGGATGAAATATTCCTCAGCATCGATTGCACATAGATCATTAAGAATTATTTTCTGCCATTCGAGTAAAGGCTGGCCTATAAGCTCTGCAAGCTCTGCAACCTGTTGGCCTTTAGTTTTACCCTTCAAAAATGGGCTGTGCAACCTTGGCTTCAAATCCCCATACAGCTTCTTGGGCTTTTTGGTTTTAGCCGTCATTGAATTGGGTTGGGTCGGGTCTTAAACGGACTGTCTAGGACTGGCTCGGACTGTGTCGGAGAGAGACAGTTTGAAAAGACAGGGGGGGTGAACCTCTTACCTAAAAAAACAGCCTGTGAGCGTGAACCCTTTGCGCTATTGCACGGCTGACACGCACTGACACAGTTCTCTGGATTGAAGGCTTGGTCTGGTGCATCCTTAATAGATAGCACATGATCCACAGTAGTTGCATCGCCTAAGCAATACCTACATTGGTAATTATCCCTAGACAAGATGGTTAATCTAAAGGCTCTCCAGCGTCTGCTATCTCTAGGGTCATTAACCCTTCTATTAACTAATGCCATCCGTACTTACTCCAATGATTAAGAGCTATACATGGCTCACCATATCTATGCCCTATATAGTCTAAGCCCCATTGTACTTGAGTCCAACCATCCTGCTCTTTGAGCCATTCACTATTGCCTTGAGGTATTCCATAGTGAGATCCATTAACTGCATCTGGATTCCAATGAGATTCATGATTATAGAGCTTTACTAAACAGTCATATTCTTTATAGTTAAAGTCTAAGAGATAGAGAGAATATTCTTTATATGAGATATAGCTTCTATTCAGTCCTTGTTCAGAACTGCCTGCATCTGGCACAATGCATAGCAGTATCCCAATAGCTACAGCTAGCACCCCCCGAGCTATTCGCCTTGGCGGCTCGGGCTGAACGCCTGATGCGTTCTGCTTGCTTAGCGTATCAGGCTTGTCAAATCCATTTATTTCATTTGTAAAAGTGCTGGTCAGAACGGCGTGTCGTTTCATAAGTACCTCCTGTGGATAACTATTTAGATGAACCCCATCCAGTTCCCTTGAAGATTGCTCCTACTGGTGTGATTACTTTGACCATTGGCTCATTGCAATATGTGCATAAGACAGTGGGTTTATCGTGCCAGCCATGATGCAGCTCATTCTTTAATCCGCATCTTCCGCATTTGTAATCGTAGGCTGGCATGTTTTACATTCCCCAATCATCCATGATCCACAGCTACAGCGTTCTATGTCTGCATCTACTGGCTCTTTGCTTATGTGTCCATATTTTAACTCTAATAGGGGAAGCAAGTCCTCTAAACGGATAACGCATGCATACTCTCCTGCGTTCGTCCCTTGTCCGTTTAATCTCAGAACTGCAAAGCCGACCTCCCCCGACTTGTCGGTACGAGCTTTAATCTGAGCGAGGACTTGCTTAGGTTGAAATCCTGAGCGCGCCTTGATTTCTATATCCATAGGTACGCCCTGAATGTCTTTCCCCTTTCCGCGACCGACGGATGCATAAGGCCAGACCTTCCCCAAGTAATCTGCCACAATGCGTTCTGTCGCGAAACCTCTGTACTTCCTGTGCTGACTAGCCATTGACTGCTTTGCACTTATTGCATGACCAAGTGCCAGCAACGACTACGCCTTCAACGATTCTTGCAGTGATTGTAATATCTGATGCCATAGTTGGCTCATTGCACAGCTGACAATTAACGGTATCAATCATCGGAACATCCTCCAATGCTACCCAGCCTTCAGGTGTATGAATCTCAGCGTATCCCATTATACCCTTGCTTTCTGTGGCTCCCATTTGCCACTGCTCGATAGGTTGTACCAATGCGTTGGACACTTATCCATCCCACCACTTTGACCCTTGGTAGCACAGAAGAATCCAGCCCAGTCTTTACCTGTCTTAGCAGAATGACCAGTACGCCATTCCATGTGTCCATGCTGACATGATGGCGCATCTAAAGCTTCAGCTGTACCAAGAATCTCAGTCACTGTTGCCATTGCATTCTCCAGGGTTACTGGAGCTTGTGTTGTCTTAACTGATTCACCAATAGGTGTTGTCCAGTAATCAACATCGCCCTCTTTGATGTCCTGTGGCGCTGGCTTTACCTGATCCTTAACTACTTTAAGTGCAGGATGATTAGGTGAATTAACCTGTGCCATATTCTGCTTGGTTGGCTTCTTCTGTGTCTCTAGCACTAGCGATAATGCGCGTCCGATTGCGCTGCTGCAAGTATCTTCGACATACCATTTACGCATGCCTGTGTTAAACGTAGAAGCATCACCGAAAGCATAATCAACGCCTGCAGGCAAAGTGTCAGTAGCGTTACGATAAATCTGCGCCGAAATAAGTACGATGCCCGTCTCTGGATTAAACTGGATAACATCTGTAACAATCCTTCCCTCTGGATAAGCCTTCTGGAATCGCAAGACTCTAGCTGCGACATCTTCATAATCATCAAGGTTAAACATAAAGCTCATCCTCCTCAGTTGCGAGTTGTCCCATTAAAGCAATATAAGCTGCTCCATCGATGTAGTTGTCTGGCTTATCGACTGTGCCTGTTGTGGCTCTGGCGATTTTGATGAGCGCGAGAATCCCACACACTTGATAGTCCTCGATTGGGTGCTGTAAGTATGCAGTGATGAGCATTGCTGCGTGTTGCATATTGTCCGCTGGATGACCGTAATCGTTGAGACCACGATCTTGAATGATGTCGGTTGCACTTTGTAAAATCTCCTTATATTTCATTCTTCCCAGAACTCCTGTCGGTTGATGCCTCTGCCCCTATGCCAGCCATCGCGTAGTCCGCGAT